CCACTTGTTGAAGTCGGCCTCTTCACGAGCGGCCTTCTTGGCGGCTTCCTTCTTGTCGCGCTCGATCCGACGCTTTTCTTCCAGCTCAGCGCGAGCAATGGCCCTCTTCTCTTCGCTGGCTTGCTTTTCGGCATCGCGTGCGGCGCGTGCGGCAGCCTTCGCTTCGTCGCGAGCCAGACGCGCCGCTGCGCGAGCTTCCTCCAGAGCGATCCGGCGCTGCTCCTTCTCGTATTCGCGCCACATCTTTTCTTCTTGACGCTTGATACGAGCGGTTTCCTTTTCGGCCTCGGCCTTCTGACGAGCCTCGTAGCGGGCCATTTCGATGGCCTTCATGGCAAGCTGACGACGTTGCCCCTCAAGAGCGATCTCTTCGGCGTAGGCCTTTTGCTCTGCGCTGATCGAGCCGGCGAGCACGCTATTCTTTTCACGGAGCGCTTCCACCAATCGCTGCGTTTCTTCGCGCTGACGCTTGATGAAGTCCGCATTGGAATCCAGACGCCCGGCCTCTGCCATTTCGGTGGCGATTTTGTTCTTGCCACCATGAACACCAAGCCGGTTTTGAATTTGATCGGCGGCAGTTTTGCGGGCCAGAGACTCGTTGCGAATCCGATTCTCGATAGCAGCAAGCTCGGAAGCGAGCTTTTGCTTTTCGGCAATGATTTTTGCGTTGGTGTCTTTTTCAGCCTCAAGCGCCCTAATCTTGGCCTTGATTTGCTCAGACGCAGACAGGTTTGCCGCGTTCGCGGTTTCCTTCTGAGCCTTGGTCAACTCATTCTGGCTTCGAGTGACACTATTGAGGGATGGCTTGAGAGACTCCAACGCAACGCCATAGCGCCTGGTCCATTCGGACATAGACAAAAGCGTCGAGCCGGACTGGCCGGCGACCTTGTTGAAATCTTCAACGTCTTTACGTGCGCGGCGAGACTTGTTGGAAATGGCATCGAAACCCGATGCCGCAGTGGCACCGAGCTTCGCGGCCAAACTGCCGATAGTTTGGTCCAGCAGACGGAATTTTTCCGCCGTAGATGTGATGTCAGACCCGAGGCCTGTTGTGCTTTTCTCAAAGGCGTCAACAACCTTGCCAACACCTTTGAGCTGCCTGTCGAGCTTTTCGAGGTCGGAGGTGGCTCGATCAAGAGCAGATGTGAATTTCGATACGTCGAGAGTGAGGACGTTTTTGATCTCGCCACCAACTGCCATGTTGCTTTCCTTTTACATCTGGTTTGCCAAATCCCTCAGCGCTTGGAACCCGACCTCATCACGCACGGCCTTGAGCGGGTTTTCATCCAGCTTCACAATCGTTCCGACCTCGATCACCAAAGTCTCGCGATGCGATTGGGCTGCTTCACTTCCCTGACTGCACACTGCAACAGTCAATGCCCGCATGTCCTTCTGGGCCTGAACGCGCTCGATGTTGTTGTTCAACATCCAGAACGTTTTGATGGGTAGCCCCATCAGCTCTCTGTAGGAGAGTGGGTAAAAGTGCAGAACCCGAGAAAAGAGGAACCCAAAGTCGAGTTCCTCGATCTCGGGCCGTGTTACTTTCCCTCGTCGTCGCCCTCGGTGGTCTCGACGCCCTCGACATCATCGTCACCGCGCACGAAAGCAACGATGGCCTTCAGCTGCTCCAGACCCAGGCCAGCCAGCGCAGCGCGGTCAATGGACGGCACACTGCGAAGAATCATGTCGATGGTCGCCTCGATCTGCTCGCTGATCTTCACGTTGTCTTGCATGGCTTCAACAGCCTTGGTTGTGGTGATGAAGTTCTCCACGGTCATCGGTTCGACCTCGTACTTCTTGCCGCGAATCACGAGAATCTTTTTCTGATCGCCGGCGGTCTCGAACTTGTCCAGGTTCAAAATCTTCATGTCTAAATCTCCTTGATTGCTTGTGAGCAGCCCCGCTCTTGGCGGGGCTTTGTGAGTTACGTCAGTTGTGACTTACCCGATTAGGGGGTAGCGGTCGTATCGCCGACGGCAAACAGCTTGCCGGTGACGGGATCAGGATAGCCGTTGAACTCGCAGGAGAAGACGCGCTCGTTCTCCAGCTGGTAAGCGAAGCTCAGTTGGCCAGCGGTTGCAGCCTTGAAGACGGTGAAGTCGTCGGACTTGTCGGCATCCGGCTTGTTGATCGGGTGCAGCACCAGAGCCTTGGCGATGTCCAGCAGATTGGTGCCGACGCCAGTCGGTACGTTCACGACCTTCTTGGTCGGATCAACAGCATCAGTCACGAGAACGGCACCAGGCATGATCTTGACCATGTTTTCCAGAGTCGTTTCGGCCAGCGGCGCCTTCACGGTGACTTCGCGCCCCATGACGTACTCGTTGATCGGGGTCTTGCCGAACTGGTCGACCATGACCTTGTGCGTTTCGGTTTTCACCGAAACTTCAACGCCGCCCTTGGTGTAGCCGAGATCCTGTCCATCGAACAGAACCCTGCATACGCCAAGCTTGACGTTTTTGGTATCACTCGCCATGTGTGATTTCCTTTCTTTGCAAAGAATAAGTCATTAATGACTTATCCAGATTACCATAAAGGCGCCTAGATGTCCAGGCCCTGAATGTATTTGAACACCACCCGCGCCAGCCTCAAATTGATCTCGTCTTGCATGGCCAGTCCAGCCCGCTCCAGAAACTTCCCGCCTGCTTCCACCCCGCGCTTTTCCCCTTCCCTGCGGGACTCGTCGGACGGATTGAACTTACGCCCGTCTGGCAAAAATCCATTTGTCGAACCCCACCCCATGTATTAATGTACCAGCCAGGCGTATTCGCCAACGTGAGTCACGCCATGCTTTCTCTTCTCGTCGTCCGATACCGGGTGGTTGTTGTTGATGATGACCTCGTAGTTCAGCAGCGTGGAGCCGCGTCGGAAGGCGGCTCCACCAACGCTATTGGCTCGCGTCTGAATGGCGCCCTTCAGGTCGCCATAGTCAATGGGAGCCATATCACGCGCCTTGTTGCGCAAGTCCTCCGCACATGCCTTCATTTCGTTGTTGGCAATTTCGGGAACGTTGGCCAGGCGACGAAGCTGTAGCTTCAGCTCCTCGATGCCTTGAGTGTTGAGTGCCATTACTGATTGAACACGATGTCGAAATCGACAGCGAACTCCAGCAGGTTGCCCTTTGAGAGCGGAAAGACCACAGGCATCGTCACCGGGCGCATGTAGCGCACAAACATGGCGCCTACCTGCGTTTCGACCACCGTCAGCACGGCACACACATCATTAATGAGCTGATCGCCTGCAGCGTAGTTGCTTGACCTCACAATGACCTTGAACTTGGTCCGGTAGAAGCCGGGCAGTTCATAGTCGATAGGCGTGCCTTGTAGCGGGTTCCGAAGCAGAATTGCTATCGGCGCCTCTGCGGGGATCATGTTGATGAACAAGTTTTTGCCCTGTTCGCCCAGGCCGGCGTCTTCAATGTGTTGAGCGATTGGTAGCAGGTTCATTCCTTGCTCCAGAAGGTGCAGACAATTTCGTAGTGGTCGAGCCTGCCTTGCAGATCATGTCTTGGGAATTTCTGAGCGATCCGAAACACTTCATCAGCGAACTCGATCACGTCATCAATCTCCGCCTTAGTCGTTTTGGTCAGAAGGAACTTGGCATCCGCCTGAAATTCCCGAGCGTTGCCGCGTGAGGCGGATGTATCGGCTCGCACGGAAGATTTTTCGTTTCGGATGTTCAGCTCGATCACCGCGCAGCGCTCTTTTACGCGCACGCCAGGCAGTGGCATGCCGAACACGTCGGTCTTGCCGCCGGTCTTGTGAATCAGGCAGTTTTGGTTAGGCCGAAACATATGGCGTCACCTGTGCAGTAGAGTTGGGGTGAAATATGGTGTCGCGAATCTCGTCCAGACTTGGGTGGCCGGCTACATCGCCGTCGATGGCGAACGTCACCTGCTCGACGATGTAGCCGGCGTCATTGACGCGAATTGCCGCGGCGAGCTTGATGCCGTGTGACCGCATGTCATCCAGTTGAGCGTCGATGGCCGACTGATAGGCGTAATCGCGAACGATCACGGCGAGAAGTTTGTTGGCTTGCCACCTGCGACCGGAGGTGTCTGTTACCTTGAACTCGATCTCGCCCGCCTTTTTCTGAACGAGCATCCCCATTGCGCCGCTGGTATTTTTCAGGAGCTTGGTGTGGCTCCCCATGCCGGTGCGGGTCATCATGACCGTCTGTTCGACATTTTCAGCGACCATGCGACGAATCAGCGCTTTGACTTCTTTCGAGCGCACCACCAGGGTATCGCGCAGCGCGTCAGAACGATCCTCGCTTTGGGCCTGCATGTAGTCGTCGATTTCGCGCATGGCGAGCTGGTAAAAGGTGTTCCCCAGGTCATGCGCGGCGTAGCTCAGGTCGGCAATCGTTCGAGGCGTGATCTCGACGCCTGGCGACCGCACCTGCTGATACCGGCCAGCCAGCGCGAACAAGAACAGGCGATACTCAGCCACCAGACGGGTAGCCAGGTCGTCGTAGATCATGGTTAGCCTCGCCCGATGCGTTTAGAGAAGGACACAAACGGGCTTAGGTATCTCAGAGCCCGCTTTGACACAGGCAAATCGAGCGGCTTGCCGCTACGGAACATCTGCTTCACTTCCCCGATGGACTCCAGGATGAGACCTTCTTGACGACGTTTATCGACCGGATCACCACCCAAAATTGCATCCGCTTCGGCAACCTGCGCCTTCGAGAGCGCGGTCTTGAAGCGCGGCGGCAGCCGAACGAAGTTGGCCGGCGTCATCAGGGCCAAGTTGCCGTTGAACATGAACATGCCCGCGCCGGCATAGGGCGTTGGCCACGCCCCTTCGGGGACATAGTTCAAATTGTCTTGACCGAA